ATTAGTCATTGGACTTGTCCAGAGTTCGCTGAAGCTTGGGTTAAAGTATTAACCAAACGAGGTTATGCTTATTCCTTCACAGGAACCAATAATGTAAGTCAATCAAGGGATCTTTACTATACTAGAGGTCAACCGATGGGGACATTGTCCTCATGGGCTACTTTAGCAATAGTTCATCATTTCTTGGTATTCTTAGCAGCTGAAAGAGCTGGTAAGGATTATTTCTTAGATTATCTCGTGCTTGGGGATGATATCGTTATTGCAGATGCCAGTGTAGCGAAATGCTATACTGATGTATGTAATGAATATGGAATAACTATTGGATTTCCAAAATCATTTGTATCCACAAATGGTTTTTTCCAATTTGCTTCTCAAAATTTATTGGGAGATATTAATTTATCTCCTATATCTTTAAAAGAAGCTCTTTCGGCGAGTGGGGTTTCGTACTATTATGGGCCAGATTTTAATCTTTCCCGTAAAGTTGAATTCACTCAAAGATTGATTTGGAAAGGTTTTATAGGGTCGTCTAATCTATTGGACTTAGTTAGAAGTAATTCTACCTATGCTCAATGGAAAAGATATAGTAAGCTCCTTACTAAAGGGATTTTCCCTTTAGAAATGAGTAACTTATTGACGGCACTTCTATCTAGAGACTTTAAACTTCTAGATAAAAGCATTAGTGTTGATCAACTTATGGCCTCTGTTAGAGGGGATATAAGATTGTTCACTAATAATTTACCTGAGGATCCAAAAGGGGTTCGAACTTATCTTAAATTGTTCTACGAACAATTAAATAGACAAGTTCTGAAACTCCTTAAAGATATTCAAAGTTGTTTAATATTGAAACCTCTTCAAGGTCAATCTAAAACACTAACAGATTTATTATATACTCCGTCAGCGATGGGATTGAACTCTCAGACATTAGATTCATATATGAAACTAAGACAAAGATACTTATCCATAGCAGATGCTATGGAGGAAGAATTGACTTACGAATCATGGATGGTCTTATATCATGAAGAGGATGGGCACATTTTAATAGATCATACAGTTCTTAAGGAACTGTTGATTATAAAATCTGAAATAGAAGCTTTTAAAGTTAAAGCAGAACTTACCAGTTCTGTTGCAACTGCGCTTGGTACGAAAGTCCCTTACTTAGTACGTCTTCATTTATCTCTTCTGAAAGAATCAGAGTATAGAGAAAATAAA